TTCAACCGTCTGGCGCAATGAATATGAGTCGTTTTACAAATGTACAACTTGAATTTACAACAATTTCTCCTCCTGTAGACCCATACGCACAAGTTTTAACTATATGTGATCCAGCAACAGGTGATATAGTTGGTATAAACAAACCAACATGGAGAATTTATGATTATAATTTTAATATGTATTTAATTGAAGAGAGAGTTAATATGGTGATATTTATGGGTGGAAACGCTGCTTTGATGTACGCTACCTAATTTATGTATTAAGTATAAACTACGGCAAAATAGAGTTAGAAGCGTAAGGTCCATCTTCTATTAAATCACCTGTTAAACTGTAACGTTTTTCATAATTAGGCATATATTCTAAGTTATCAGGTTTATATCTCTTATCAAACATTTTTTTTTGTTCATTATAATCATTTATCCAATAATTAACGCCATAATTGGGTTGAGGAGGTTTAGAATAGAAATTAGATGATACCATATATTGTTTTGTACCATAACCGCTTGTTAAAGATGAATATGTAGGTGTAACACCAACTGTTAATTTTCCGGCGTCATTGTCACCTGGTATAGGTTTATCTTTTGTTTCAGATAATGGTGGCGAATAAGGTTGGCAACCTGGACAATCGATATCTGTAAAACATTGTTGTCCTGTTATAGAACATCTAGCAGTTGGTCCACAAAAATTTTGACAACTATATGTTGTCGTTAAAGGTAAGTCAACAGTATGACTAGAACCCGAAGTAAAGCATTCGACTATATAATTATTATCACTTAAATAATCAATCCATTTAAATATCGATATTAGTAATATAAAACTTGTCATAGCTAAAAAAATGATATTATATTGATTTGAAGATAAACTCATATCTATATAATATAAATTAATATAAAAACTTATTAGATTTTAGTAAATAATGTTTATATAATTATTTTATATCATTTTAATATAAGTAATGTCTGACGACTCAACAGATACTTCTACAATTGATGAAAAAAAATCTGATTCATCTGTTAATACATACGCAGCAAACGCTTTTAAATTTATAATAACATTAACAGTATTAATAATTATTATTGGTTTTTATTTTACGACAAGTGGATTATTATTGTATGTATGTAAATTGGCGCAGTCAAATATTTTACCAACCGAATTAAATTGTTACCCATATACAGAAACAAAACCAGATATTCAACCGGTTGAATCTAATATTTTCGCTACAACTGATGACTCTGGACCAGTCTCAATGAAAATAAAATTTCCGTATGATGAATATAATGCGTCAAATAAGGTAATAGATATGTTTCGCGAATATAAAAATAAACCAAACTCACATTTTTTAGCTAATTATTTAATCTCTATAACAGAATGTATAATTGGTTTTAATTATTCTACGATAAATATGATACTAAACATGTTTAATGAAATGACTGAATTAATACCAGAATCTGTTTTGGTTTTTGTTGGTCCTATATTAATTGGATTTTTTTCAATAATATTATTAATAATAGATTATATTTACATAATATATTTATGGTTCGCTAAAATGTCTTGGTTTTTTAAACAAAATACAAACGATAGTTCAACTGGAAAACCTAATTGGGAAGATGTTACTTTTATGAGTCCTATAAATTATTCTCTCTCAATATTATTAGTTATAGTGTTTGTTATTTTATTATTTATAGCGTTGCCCGTTTTATCGATTATACCATTATTTGCTATATCGTGGTGTATGTTTTCATGTATTTTTTATAGGTCGATGATGAACGATAAGAAAACATCAGTTGGCGCTGTAATAAAAGACGTATTTAAATACTATAAAACGCAAATAATGGGTTTATTAAGTATTTTAACTATATTATTGGCGTTCGCTAATTTAGGTCCTATTCAAGGATTATTTGCATCATTTGTTTTATTTTTAATAAATTTTGGCATAATCCCTGTTGATATATTTAAACCAATAAAAATAGAGGATTTAAGTAAATTAGTAAGTTTTAAGCAAGCAAAAAAAACATGTACATCAATTAACGAAAATATAAAAGAAAAACATGGATTTTTATATAATTTAATATTTGGTCAAAAAGGTGGTAATATAACAAAAGAATTAAAAAAAATAAATAAAAAACTTAATAATGTAAAATAATACTTAAACAATACTTTATAAATAGATGTAAAGTATGGGAAAAGACAAAAAAAAATTGCCAAAAAAACCTTTTGTTAGCGTATGTACACCGACATTTAATAGAAGACCATTTATACCAATGATGATTAAATGTTTTGAACACCAAACGTATCCGAAAGATCATATTGAATGGATAATTATTGACGATGGAACAGATAAAATAGAAGATATGGTATCTCATATTCCACAAGTCAAATATTTTAAATATGATGAAAAAATGACTTTAGGAAAAAAAAGAAATTTAACAAATGAAAAAGCAACTGGCGATATTATTGTTTATATGGATGATGATGATTATTATCCACCTGATAGAATAAGTCACGCAGTAGAAACTTTGAGACAAAATCCTAAAGCATTATGTGTCGGTTCAAGTGCGATGTTTATTTATTTTAAACATATAAATAAAACTATACAATTTGGACCGTATGGACCCACCCACGCTACGGCTGCTACATTTGCTTTTAGAAAAGAATTATTACAGCAAACGAGATTTAGTGAAGATTCAGCAGTTGCTGAAGAGAAAAATTTTTTAAAACAATATACAATCCCGTTTGCTCAGTTGGAGTCAAAAAAGACAATTTTTGTAGTTTCACATGATCAAAATTCATTTGATAAAAAAACATTATTAAATCAAGGTCCAAACCCAAATATGCGTGAAACCGATTTAGTTCCATCAGATTTTATTAAAGAACCTGATATTTTAAAATTTTTTATAGAGGATGTAGAAAAAATATTACAAAGTTATGATCCAGGCAGACCAATACATAAAGATGATGTAACAAAACAATTAAAAGTTATACAAGAACAGAGAGAAGAAATGATAAAAGATTATATGAAAAAACAAAATGATTATCAAAATACTATGAGTAAATTAATGACGTTAAATCCTCAGATGTCAGAACAAAGAATAAATGAATTAACGCATATTATTCAAGAATTAAATATAGAAAATGGTCATTTAAAAGAAAAAGTAGAATATTTGGAAAGTAAGATAAAACAGTTAGTTGGCGAACTCATTCAAGAGAGAAAAGAGAAAAAATTGCTCTCACAAAATTCTTCTCTTCTTAATGCTCCTCCAAATCCTTAAATCTTTAAATCCTTAAAACCTTAAATCATTAAACAATATGATATCTAGAGTATATTTTGAATAACATTAATAATAATTATAAAAATAATTTAAAGATATAATGATTATTATTAATAACAAAAAATGGATGACGTTGAAGTGTATAATCCCGAATATGAAGTTTTTAATAACGAAAACGAAGAATTACAAAATTTAAAAAAAATAGATAGAGGTGTCAATTATATAAATAGACTTACGTTACAAAAAGATGGAACATGGAAACGTAAATCTAAGACTATTTATACGTCAAGTGGTTTCGGTTCATATATTAGAGACGCAGAAACAGGTCAATTTTATAAATATAAGGTAGGATCTGCTGATGAAGATTTATTTTTTAAAGTAACTCTTGCAACAGGAGAATGTAAAAGTAATAACGGTTCTTCAACTTTATTTTTTTGTGGTCCAAAAAATTATATGAATTACCTAAACGCAGAATTATCTCATGTTACAATTGATAATTGGGAACAAAAAAGAAATAACAGAATAAAAGTTATCAATAAACGAAATGTTAAGTATACAGCAGAATCAATTACTATTAATTAATTTACATTATTATTTTCATATCTGTTTTTTATAATAAAATCAATTAAATAAATGATATTTGACTTATCAAATATTGTTTCTTCATAAGCAAATATAAATCTAGGTGTATTTTTACTTGATTCTATTTTAACGATACACAGGAATAAGTTATTACCATCGTCTTCATAAATACAATTAAATAATGAAGAAACTTTTGTATAGTTTTTGTAATTTTTAAATATTTTATTAAAATACTTAAAATCTAACTGTGTTTTATAAGATAAAATTTTATTTTTATTATATATCGATAACCATTGGGGACAAAAATTATTAAAACAATTTGAACCAAAAGTAAAATTAGAACCAACATCAGTCTGAATAATATCATTTTGAAGTGTAGTTGTATCGTATATTGTTCCATCCTGAAATAACAATATAATTCTATCATGTACTGTAAATGATTCACCACCTAAAAGTCTATCAAAATATTCAGCAAATGATTCTTTATCATAATCGCGTACAACAGTAATCTCACCAAATTGAATAGTCATTATTTTATTATAAATAATTATAACTATTTATACTTAATTATTTAATCATTAAATAATTTAATTATTTAATAATCAATTTTATTTATATTTCCTCTTCTTCTTCATCTATTTCTTCTTCTATTTCTTTATCAGTTGTTCCTGTAGCGTTTTCTTTTATATATTTTTCAATATATCTATAAAGTCTATTAATATCTAATTTACTTATATCATAATTTTCCAAAATATCACTTATTTCATTATCATCATTATTATTTTTGAGTTCAATAAAAAAACCAAACAAATCTCTCTTATCCATCCCCAACTTTTGACATAATTTCTGAATAAAGAGAGAATTATTATATTCAGTTGAATACTTGGTTAGTACTTTAGTAAATCTAATATTTTCAGAATTTTCTGTATTATTTTTTTGTTTTTTAGATGAACAATTTTGCATTAAAATATATTTTTCATGAAATAATTTATTATTTTTAAATGTTTTAATTAATGAACTCATTTCGTTGAATTGCCATATTTGTTTCTGAAATGTTATCCTATCGATATAATCCGCAAAACAAATATTTTCTAATTGATTTAAATAAAAAGGAATGGATATTTTTTTATCTATTTTTTCAATAACATCAATAATATTTTCATGCCATAATAATCCTACACTAGTTCTATCTGTTTCATTCATTATGTTATTATGTTCATTTATTGTATAATAATTATTAATTAATTTATTAGTTATTTTTTTGGTGTCATCATTGTAAGATTTCACCTGAAGTATATTGTTTATTATGTCATTAGAGAGAATTTCTGTTTTGTTGACATAAAGGTTATAAATATTATTAAGTTTTCTGAGATCACCTTGGACATAATTTAATATATTACTTTTAATATTTAACTCGATATTAGGTAATAAAGAGTTTAAAATTGTATTTATATTATCATGTGATGGTGTTTTAAGTTCTATTATATTACATACTTTCATTAATTCTTTTATTTTTTTATCGACACGATAGTTGCCAATACAAATAATAGGATTAATGGTAATTTCTTCTAATTTTTGTTTTTTTGTTTTTTTTGGTCTTATGAGTTTAATTAATGTATTTATACCTCCTTTATCGCCATTATTCATTCCATCAATTTCATCCATTATGATAGCTATTTTTTTTATTTTCTTATTAAATATACTCATTATATTTTTATCAGACATGTTATGCTTAGTTATATCTTCTATAACAGAAGTATTTCTTATGTCACCAGCGTCATATTTAATAATATCATAATTTAATTCTTTTAAAATATTTGTAACAAACGTAGTTTTCCCGGTTCCGGGATCACCATAAACATAAATACCTTTTTTAAATAACATATTATTTTTATTGATTTCAAAATCTGATAATATTTGTTTTATATTTTTTTCTTGTTCTTCTCTAGATAGAATATTGTTTAAATTTAATTTCTCCATTTTATATATTTAACAACATTCTTTTTATGTAGATTTTTACACAAACCTTGTTCTGCTAAAAAATTAGAGAGAATATTTCTACAATTTTCAGATTCATTCTCAATACAATAGTTTATTACAAAATAACAATAATTATAAAATACCATATTTTTATATGCATATCGTTTAATTTCTTTCCAATTCATATAATTCTCTCTAACTATTTTATCAAAAACATATTCGTTATCTCTTCTAATTGTATCTCTTATATAATTTTCATAATTTTTTATAGATTTTTTTAAAAGATGATGATATAAATTATAATTTTCTTTATTGGTAAACACAAGTGTTTTTTTAGGAACAAATTCTTTTATCACACGAATTAAATCATCTGGTAACCTTGAAAAAAAATCCATAATTAATTATATATTATAAAAAATAATTTTTATACTTTTTATAATATAAATAATTATAATATAAATAATTATAATTCAATTATTGGCATGGATTATTTACACCATACGTGATACCATCCCACGATACTTTACATTTTTTTGCCCATTTATATTTATAACAGTCGCCATCAGAGTTTGTAAAAGGAGCAGCGTTAAAATTCATTACTTGATGTTTAGCGTTGCCACGGGGAGGACATACGCCTAAATCTTTTTGATTAATACATACAGCATTATTTCCTGAACCATCCATCATCCAATAATCGGGACAATCTGGAACAACAGGCGGCCAATCTTGGTCTTTAGATGACGCTAACGCAACTCCAATTATAACGAGAATTATAATTAATAGAATTATTGAAACAAAAAGTACTGTTTTTTGAAACGGTCCCATATAAATTAAATAAATATAATTTTTTCTATTTACTTATTTTATATAAATGAATAAAGTAAATAATGGTCGTGTAGATATTAAAACTCCTAATACATTAAGTTTATTTCAAATGTATGATAAAATACCTGCTAATCAATGTGTAACATTTAGGAATCCTACAGAAGGATTATGGAATGATACTCCGTTGTCTTATACATTTTTTTCAAAGGAAAATATACAAATTCTTCAAAATGGCATTAGAGCTGGTGTATATAAAAGATCAAATGGACAATATGTAATTGGACCACAGGATTGTGATTCTCTCAAAATTATTATGAGAAGTGTCTTCTTACAATACGCTTCTAATTTGCCTAATAATATATCACAACAAATAGAACAATTAAATAAATTTGTTCTTGAATATTGTATTCAACAGGTATATAGTGAAGCTCAAGGTTATATGAAATATGTAGATGATGTCAGTACTTTAGTTGTTCCTATTGCTCATCCTGTTCAAGCAAGTAATACAGACAGACAATTAGAGTTTAAATCATGGTTTTAGTAATATAATTATAATTATATGAATGACAAAATTGTTTTAATATGCGCTACAGGAAGGTCCGGTTCAACAACATTACAAAGAATAATTAACACTATACCTAATTCTAATATATGTGGAGAGAATTATGGAGCAATTAATAGTTTATTAGATTTTTATATTAAATTACACGCTTCAACATGTGATTATGTACCAGGGCATTATAACCCGGCAAGTTATGAAGAAATTATAAGTAAAAATATTAAACCTGCTTGGTATAATTCTTATAAAATAAAAGATATGGAGCAAAAAATAAAAGAAACCATAATAACGATGTTTAAAAAAGATACAAATAATAATTTGTGGGGTTTTAAAGAAATAAGATATGATAATAAAAAGATAAATTTAATAAAATATTTTAAAATTTTATTTCCACAAACAAAAGTTATTATACAAATTAGAGAGAATATTTTGGCTCAAAGTCAAAGTAGTTGGCATAAACAAGATAAAAATGCGTTTAATAATATTACAAAAATGAATAAAGAACTTATTGATTTTTATAATCAAAATAAAGATTGGTGTTATTTAACTACATTTGAACGAATGTTCGATCTGAATAACTTACAAAATATATTTTTATTTATCGATTGTAGAGAGAATTTTAATAAAGAGAAAATAGTTGAAGTTTTAAATAATAATATTAAAGATACTTAAATATATTTCAATATATATAATTCTATCTATTATATGAGTGAAATAATAAAGGGTAAATTATATTTAGGCGATATTTTAGATGCAAATAATAAATCATTTATTGAAGAAAAAAAAATAACGAGTATTATATGTGTTGCAAAGAAATTAAAATTACGAAAAGATTTGTTTGGTGTTAAAGTATATAACTTTGATTTTGAGGACAACGAGGGGTTTGACATTATTAATTATTTTCATGAAATAAGTAATTTAATAGATAGAAATAAAACAGTGTTAGTTAGTTGTAATACAGGAATAAGTAGATCATCTACAGTTGTTATCGCGTATATGATGAAATTTTTTGATTTATCTTTACAACACGCTTTCATATTTGTTAAAAAAAGTAGGCAACAAATTTGCCCTAAGATAGAATTTATAAGACAATTAATGAAATTCGAGTTACAATTATATTGTAAAAATAGTGTTACGTATGAATTTTGGAGAAAAATGAAAAATTAAATTTGTTGTTAAAAATATAAAAAAAGTATTTTATTTTTATATTTTTTATATTTTATATTTTTTATATTTTATATTTTTTATATTTTATATTTTTTATATTTTTTATATCTTATATTTTTTATATTTTATATTTTTTATATTTTATATTTTATTACATTTAATTTTCATCTTCAATAACTTGAGATTGTTTTTTAACTGTTTTCTTAACACCGACCTTTGATACAACCCTTTTTTTAGGTTTTGTTTCACCATTCATCAATCTATTTCTCTCTTCTTTGTATTCAATATATTGATCTTTTAAAATATTTAATTCATTTAACCACATTTGATTTACAGTTGTATCTCTTAATGTTTCTAGTTCTTTAACTCTATTTTCATGTTCTTTAAGTAAATGTTCAACATTTTCTTCCGTAACAGAGTCCATTGGCATTTTTAATAAATAATTAAAACTTTCATCATTATCAACGATGTCGTATTCTTTTGATAATAACATTTGAATAATTTCATTCTTCTTTTTCTTACGTAAATCAATAGTTCCTTCTAAATTTTCAGTAATGTATTTTGCTTTATTGCTTAATAAAACTAATTCTTTTTCAAGACTCTCTATCATATAATCTTTTCTAGTTTGGAACATTTTAAGTCTCGTCTCATAATAAGCGTCTATAATTTCAGATACACTTTCATATTTATGTAGAGTGTCATTCGCGTCAAATAAGTGCATATTGGTAGTTGTATTTGTTGTATACAATTTAAGCAACTTTTCTAATCCATTACATCCATGTTCACCCTTAGAACTTTCTAATTCGTCAAGTTTACCCTTTACAAAAGTTATCGTAAAGTCGACATTAGTATCTTTGCTCATGTCTTCATAATCTTTTATGACTGCTGAAATTTTATTTTTATCTTTATCTTCTCCGGGATTAACCCAATATTCGAGTAATTCTTTAAAATCTTCTGTCCAAAAACCAACCGGTAATTCTGTAACCCTAATTTTATCTACAGATATTTTTTCATATATTCCTTTTATTAAGAATTTTTCGTTAGAAATTTTTGAGATTTGCCCTTTGAAACCTTCATAATATGGAATAAACTCATATTCATCGTCTTCAATATTTTTTAATTTAAATACTAAATATTCAATTATTTGAATAGGATTATAACACATTATGTCAGTACTAAATCCAGTTCCAATTCCTTTAGTTCCATTTACTAGAATCATAGGAATAATTGGAGCGTAATATATAGGTTCAACTTTTAAACCATCATCGTTTAAATATTCAAGGATATTATCGTCAGATTTTTGAAATATTGTTCTTGTAATTTTATTTAAAAGTGTAAATATATATCTTTCAGATGCGCTATCTTTCCCACCTTGAATTCTGGTTCCAAATTGACCATTAGGTACGAACAAGTTAATGTTATTTGAACCGACAAAATTTTGCGCCATTCCAACAATCGCTGCGTTTAGACTCGCTTCTCCATGATGATATCCAGCGTTTTCCGATACATAACCACTAAATTGCGCCACTTTTATTTCTGTATTTAAATTACGCTTAAAAGCTGCGAATATAATTTTTCTTTGCGATATTTTAAGACCATCCATTAAGTTTGGAATACTTCTATCACAATCATATTTCGAAAAATGAATAAGTTCTTTATTAATAAACTCTTCATAACTTACATTATTTTTATTTGTATCTAGATAAGAATCACGATCATAGTATTTTAACCAATCCTTTCTATCATCTGCGCGTTTTTTATTAAATACCATGTCAATCGCATCATCCGATTCTTTACCGTTAAATTCAAAATTTACTAATTTTCTATTTTCAAAATATTCTTTAAATTCTTTTCCCGTACTGGTACCTAAACCTTTATAATATTTTATAGTCCATCCATTTATGTTATTTTGTTCTTTCCATTCTTCAAATTCTCCTTCATTATAAAAGTTTAATTCATTTGTACCTTTTTTTGCTTTTAAAATTGGTGTATTCATAAATCCAATAAATCCAGGAATTTGAGAAAGACTTGGCCATTCACAAGAAAACAAATTAATACCAAGACCTTTAATGTGACTACCATCTAAATCTTGGTCAGTCATAAATATGATTTTTCCATATCGTAGACATTTATTAACATCTTCTATACTTTCATATTTTTTTCCGGTTACAAGACCAAGAATTTGTTTTAATTCAGCAATTTCTTTATTGTCAGCAATTTTCTTTATTGGTTCGCCTCTCACATTTAAAAGTTTGCCTTTTAATGGATAAACACCAATTGTATTACGGTCATCAGAAGATAATCCAGATATAATGCCTGATTTCGCTGAATCTCCCTCACAGAGGATTAACATACAATCTTTTGATTTATCGGTTCCTGCCCAATTAGCGTCTGTTAATTTAGGTATACCTCGAACTGATTTAGATTTTGTTCCATCCGTTTTTTTAGCCGCTTTGTTTTCTTTTACTTCAGTAAGAGCGCACGCAGCGTCCATTACACCCATCTTGGCTACTTTTTCAATAAACTTATCACTTACTTCGCATCTTGAACCGAATTTGGATGAAGGTGTATTCATATAATCTTTTGTTTGACTATCAAATGCAGGATTTTCAATATCACAACGTAAAAACAATATGAGTTGTTCTTTAATTGAATTAGGATTTACTTTTACTTTTTTCTTTTTTTCAATAAAGTCAACTAATTTACGTGTTATTTGGTTCAAAATATATTCGACATGTTTTCCACCTTTTACTGTATGAATACCGTTTACAAAAGAAACTTGTATAAACTCATTTGTAGGTGTTAAAGCAACTGCGTATTCCCATCTATCTCCTGAATCTTCATATACTCGAGGAGAAGCGTTTTTATCTCCAATATATAAATCAATATATTGTTGAAAATTTTTAACAGGAACATTCATGTCATTATATTTAACTCTAATATTTTTATCTGTTACTGCCGAAATATCATATACACGTTTTTTTAATAGAGCAATAACGTCTGTTGAAAGTCCACTTAATCCTAATCTTTGGTAATCAGGTTTAAAAGAAATTTTTGTGTATGGTTTATTTTTACATTTTGTTATATTAGGTTTACATATTTCGTCTAAATTATTTTTATATTCTTGAACATATTTTAGACCTCTAATGTGGTCAACAGTTTCAACTCGTCCATAACTAGACCAAATTAAAACAAGTTTAAAACCAAACCCATTTTTTCCACCAACTATTTTTTTTTCATCTTTATTATAATTGGTTGAAGTTCTAAGATGTCCAAATACTAATTCAGGGAGCCAAACACCATCTTTTTCAGCGACGTCAATGCCGTTACCGTCATTCACCATTGTTATCATTCCATCTTCGTCAATTGAAATGTCAATATGAGTTACGGTTAAAGCGTTATCAACCCCTTCATCGACCATTTTTTTCATTCTAACAACATGGTCGCGGCAATTGACAATTCCTTCATCAAATAACTTAAATAATCCAGGAATATAATTTATATTTTTTTCTATAATTTTATTACTATCTTCGCTCATAATCCACATGTCTGAATCGATACTTTCAACAGACCCGATATACGTATCTGGATTATCCAAAATATGTTGTTTATCAGTCTTTTGTTGGACGTCGAAGAACAGTTCTGAACTCATTGTTATATACTATGTAATTTAATTTTTAACTTGATTTTTTAAATCAATTTTATTTAAATTAAAAAATAATTAAATTATTATATATTATGTTTTCACAAACACAATTTACACCCGGAAAAAAATCAAATTCTTCGAAAATGATAAGGTATGTTGCTGGTTATAATGCTATATATCCAGATCAAACATTAAATTGTATATGTATACCGGATAATTATGATAAAACAGTAGTAGGTTCGGATTCTCCATCAGTCAGAATCTCAAATAGTAGAAGAATTTCACAAATAATTAATTATACAAAAGGAGGAAAAATACAATACGGTAATTTCTATTTAGGACAACCTCTTAATGTAAATTATTTAGGTAGAATTGAGGGTATGCCTGGTGGTAGTGGTTCTCCTCCAACTAATTTTTAAAATACTTATAATGCGTAATTTATTTTTAGCGATTTCAAAACAAAACAACATTCAGTTAATTTTATTTTCTTATTTTATTATATAATGACTCAACAAACTATAGGTACTCGTGCACAAGTTTGGCATGGAACTGCTAAAAAAACATCAGGTGGTCTTACTAAAACTCATCTAATGATGAACAAACATGGACGTATTGTTTCTAAAAAGAAGCACGCTACTGGGAAAAAAACCATTAAGCATCTTAAAAAGTTAGGTTATGTCGCTAAAAAAGGCGAATTTAAACTTTTCCGTAAACATTCTAGACGTCATCGTAGTCGTAAAATGAAGGGAGGAATGGCTCACGGTGGTCCTCTATCGCCCCATAGTTATGATGGACAAGGTGTCGGAACTTCAGGAGTTGATCTTCAATTTGTTGCTGGAAACGCTGCTTAAATTATATAATAAAATAAAAAATATTATACAATTTAATCGAATTTGTTAATCGAATTTGTTAATCGAATTTATTAATTGAAAATCCAATTAGTATTAATAAATTTATCATAAACAATATAATTGGGTAACTTATAATATATGTAATTTTCAAAATATCTTTTGCTTACAAGTAAACGCATAGAATTATGGTAACAACATTCTTTATAATAATTATATATATCGTCAATTGGTACTAAATTTGAATCGTCGTCTAGGTGTAATATTTTATTTTTAATAAATTCAAACGAACTATATATATCTTCATTTTTATCCCAATAAATAGATCTTACATTTAATATGAATTTATTGTCAACTATTTCTATGTTCGGAAAAAAATGCGTTAATATTTTGAGGACAATTTCTTCACTAATACTTTGTTTGGTTTTAATTTTAAACAAAGAACATATCTCATCTATTTCAAGTTCATTATAAAAATTATTGTTAGATAATTCAGTATCTATTTTAATGGTTGAATTCCAAAAATTAATAAAATCTCTATAAATAGGTAAATATTTACTAGTTATTCCTTTAAAAGAATCAGAAACTTCATCGTATGTATATTTTTCTTTTAAGATATTCTTGAGAGAAGTTGTATACATTATATTAGGTAAATTATTATCAGATAAGAATTGTTTCCATAAAAAATGAATATTTTTCCATTCTAATTTATTGTCATTATTGTCATTATTGTCATTATTATTATCTAGAATAAATTTATTACAGAATTCATTAGCGATATATTCTTGTTTATTATTTTTTAAATAATATGTATATGTTTTTAATTCTTCATCTACTTTTGTTTCAATAAATTTATCTGAATTTTCATAACAACTTGAATAATACGCTGATACACACATCATATCTAACCCTATTTTTTTTAATAATTCTCTCCAGACATTGTTTGAATAATTGTTTATTTTTATTAAACGACAATTTTCATACGAATGATTTTCATGATATTTAACCATAAAATTATTTGTTACGTTGGAGTGTCCTATCGATAAAACTGCGACATTATCAACCTCATTTATAAATTGTTTCATTTGTTGACTTATATAAAAAATTAAATGACTACTTTTTTTATGGATATTATCTCCAATAATCGTTAAAAAGTATTTCGCTGAATTTTTTGAAGTAAAATAAGAAGGACAAATCGCGTTTAATACATTTTGAATTGTATCAGTTTCTGGAATACAACTAAATAAACTTCTCTCTTTTATTAAATTGATAATGCTAATTTTTGTTTTATATTTCCATTGAATCAATACTCTGTCTTTCGATATTGTAGTAAGTATTTTATGGATAATATCATCTTCTTTTATAATTAAATATTTTTCACCGTCATAATAATAAAAAAAATTATTGTTTGACAAATAATAATATTTATTTTTATTTAAAAATACTTTTATAAATACTTTTTGTTCGTTTGTTAAAAAATTATTACGATTAACACGTTCTTCGTGGTTTTTCATCTCTATTTCTAATGTATTAGGTAAATAATTAACAACATGACTATATAATCTCTGATACATATATTCATTATCCTTATATTTTTCTAATAAGTTTTTTAATGTTTCAGAGCAAGTAATTTCAATATTAGTATCAGACATATTAATTTTTATATTATTGTTTTTAAATTAGTTTTTAATATATATTAATTATATAAATGAAAATAAATCTTAGATACTTACCTAAAAGATTAACAAAAAAAGATAAAAAAATCCAAGCGAAGCAATTGATTAAGTCAAGAAAACTATATAAACAAGGAAAATATTTTACAAGAAAAAATGTGTCATCATTTAAGTCAAAAAAATCGCAACATATTGTTAAAGCAGAAAAGTTATATGGTGTTTCAAAAATAGGACCTACAAATGAATTATCAAAAGCAACAGGATGTTCTAAACAATCACTCGCAAAAATTATTAATAAAGGTGCTGGAGCGTATTATTCGTCGGGTTCAAGACCGAATCAAACAGCGCAATCATGGGGAATAGCGCGTTTGGCTAGCGCAATAACATCAGGAAAAGCAGCTGCCGTTGATTATAATATTTTAGAAGAAGGGTGCAAATCTAATTCTAAAGCTTTAAAATTAGCGAAAAAAGCAAAAAAAAAATATGGTCACGGAACAAGAAGAGTTCCAAAAGTAAACATATAATATTATATAATTTATAATTGATAATTTACATAATATTTTTAATATTCAGGGGTGTGTTTTTTAAATATACAACCTTGAGGTACTAATCCTTTAATATCATTTGTGACTATTGCTGGATTTTGATTATCGCAATTTGTCATCCATATTTTTATAATACAAAAATTTTTTTTTGGAGAAATTGTTATCCCTGTCACACATCTTACAAAACTAACATTATTACTTACGCTTTCACCAGCAATTACATAAGTTAATTCTTTCCAAACTTTATACACATTTTTGTTTAAAATTTTATAAGAAAAACATCCTCCATTTCTATTTTTTGGGTCCTCCCATGTAGGTTTGATTCCCTCCTTCATTAGAAATAACATACAATTTTCCACTAAAATACTAGGCAACGTTTCTGTTACGGCAATTGTTTCTTCAATTGTACTAAATGTATAAATTGGAATATAACTCTTTATGCTCCAATCGGTATTATGAGGCAAATGCGCCCATAATGTCCATCTATTAGATAATTTATGAAATGTTTCCATGCTAGAACTTGTAGTTTCTAATGTTGTATGCTGGGATAACATATCTAATGTATTATTTTGATATTTTTTTAAATTGTTTTAATTTATATTAATTATCCATATCATTTTTTATGATTTTATAATCATTTTTCGCTAAAAGAATTGCGTCCCCATTTTCTGTAAATTCAAACTCTAACTTATTAACGTTATGGTCTATTATTTTTAATTTCATATTATCATTTGAATCTATGTTAGTCAAACTTAAAATTGTTTTTAAATAATAATAAAAAAATTCTCTCGTTAATTTATTTCCAACTATGTAAAAGTTGTATTGTTCTGTTTTCAAATATATATTATAATTATTTTTATCTCCAATTTTTAATTCAATTAACATAAAATTTACATTGGATATTTCATAGTTATCTAGATTTTTAATTTCTCCATAAATTAACTTCTTATGTACATCTGTATTTTTATAGTTATTATAAATTATAAAATCATATGAATTTAGCGCTACATCAGAGGATATTCCATCTTTTATGTATTCAATATATTTTTTAGGACCATAAAGCAAATCAAGCAATTCATTTTTAATTGTAAATAAAAATTCATTATTGTCTATAGTAAAATTAACGTATCTATTTAATTTATTAATGTAAATTTGTAATTTGCTATAAACATATAATACATTATATGATAAATTTATTAATTCGTCAGACAATCTTATCCAAATTGTATTACATAAAAATATACAAAAACCAATAAATTTTGAATATTGCAACATCATTATAAATAATTGTAATGATATTTTTTTAAATCATTTTTATATTGTTAAAAATCATAATAATTTAACTTTGGTACGCTGGACTACTGGAACCATATGGCACTAATGGTCTATTAGTTACAATTGGTTGAGGAGATAAAATATCATTTCTACTTGGATTTGGTATTATGATATTGGGAGACCTATAATAAACTGGATAAATGGATGGATTATATTCAGGATCATAAATTAATATATTACCTGAAACATCTATAGTTATATCTTTTCTGTTTTCATACTTTGATGGTATACACGCATAATCAGGAGAATCTGATAATATTTCAGTTCCGAATATATATATTAACATGCCTACTATAACGGTCATTAACATAAAAGGTATAAATACTATAAACCAAGCTACAACACTTAATCCTTTATTACATAAAATATTTAACAATAAAGTAACCATTACTGTAACAATAATTTTTGTTACTGCTGTGTTATGTAAACCGTTATAAATATCAATAAGTATTTGAGTTATTGAAAATAGTAAATATATAATTGATGGAGCGCAAAGATTTAACATAATTTATAAATTATATTTATATTTTATTTTATTTTTCATCAGCGTAAAAGATAGGTTCTTCATCCTTAAAATATCCCAATTTATTTCCAATAACACCATCCTCCACAAACTCATAAATATATCCATTAACTTCATCATTTGTATAATATGTAACTTCGTCTATTTCGATTTCAAATACTTCTTCATCCTCTTCTACATTTGTTTCATCAATTTCTTTATTTACTTCATTATCACTAGTCTCAGTCTCAACTTCATTATCACTCGCCTCAGTCTCAACTTCATTATCACTCGCTTCAGTCTCAACTTCATTATCACTCGCTTCAGTCTCAACTTCATCATCAATATTTTCTTTGTTGAGATTTTCCTCAATATTTTTAGTTGTAAGATTTTCAATAACTTTAATTGTTTCTTGTTCTTCTTCTTCTTGTTCTTCTTGTTTTTTTACCTCTTGTTCTTCTTGTTCTTCTTGTTCATCTTGTTCTTCTTCTTCTTGTTCTTCTTGTTCATCTTCTTGTTCTTCTTGTTCTTCTTGTTCTTCTTCTTGTTCTTCTACCTCTTGTTCTTCTTGTTCTTCTTGTTCTTGTTCTTCTTGTTCTTCTTGTTCTTCTTGTTCTTCTTGTTCTTGTTTCTCTTCTTCTTGTTTTTCTTGAACTTCTAATACAGTTTCTTCAATAATAAATGTAATATTTTCATTAATACAAGAATTTAATATTTTAGTTTGTACTTGTGTTTCTCCATTTTGTTTTATTTCATGGTTTTGAATTAGATCATGTTGTTCCATTAATTTTTGTTCCTCATTAATAACAGACTGTGATTCTTCAATAACAATATCATGTGGTTTTTCATGAATATCTGGTTCTTGCTCTTCAATATCAGCATGCTTGGGAAATTTTTTAGACAAAACTTCAATAATATCTGTGTTTTGTTGTGTATTATTTGGTTTGGTATTATTTTTTATACTCCTAATATCATTATTTAACACTTCAAGTTTGTCTAATAGTTTATCAAAATTCATAATCATAATATTATATTTATTTTCTAAATAGTCTATTTTGTTATTAACCTCTTCTAATCCATCTTCAACCATTTCTTGCGTCATATCTTGAATACTTTTATGTATAGGTTTATCATAATCATCCATCTCAAAATCAAAGTTGCGTTGGTTTGATTTATTACCATTAATTTCTTGTAGCACTGAAGGAAGGTTCATAATTAGTTTATGTGTTTTTTCTAATAATTCATAACGATTCATATATTGAGTTAAATAATCATTTAATCCTTTTTCAATTGTATATTCAATATCAGTTAAAATGTTTCTAATAAAAATATTTTGTGATTCCATTGTTATAATTAATATATATAACGATTCGTTTAATATGATTTAAAAAATAATTTATCTAATTCATATATGGAAAATACTATTTCTTTAGTTGCAACAGACGAAATTAGAGAAAAAATAGAAAAAATAATGAGACAAACTGATTATACGGAAGATATTGCGAGAGAAAAATTGAAAGAATGTAATTTTGATGAAATTTTAGTTATTAAATCATATTTTGGTATAACTATTAAAAAAGAAACAAAAGTAAAATCAGTTAATCAAGAAATATATAAACAATTAAGAACTAAATTAGATTCAAACATGAAGGATTATAATTCGAGAGTAGAGAGAGGCGAAGCGAAAAAAATAATATAAATATCCACAACAATCTCTATTTATGATGTTTCTTTTTTTTGATTATAGGAATTCCTGAATATATTACAGTGTTAAGATTATTTATATAATCAACAATATAAATGATTACAAATACAAAAATAAGTAATAAAAATTGTGGAAAGTTATTAATTATATGATTCAGGACAGAATTGATATTCCAAAAAGAAAAATCGTCATCTATTTCATCCATATTATATTAAAATATAAAATAATATACTAAATTAGTAACTGAGTATATTATTAGTTCTGTGTTAATCCGAATTTTTCTGACAATATATTGATTTTAGTTTGTTTTTTTTGTAAACGCTTTTTAATTTGATATGTATTAGACGGAATAATTTTATTGTTGATTATAAAATCATCATTATCTTCATGTAATTCAGGTAATATTCTTGTAAGCGGTTTGTCGACAATTAAAAATAAACGTTCATTTCTTAGTAAAGACCTATATTCTTGGATTGATAAATTTCCGTAATATTTTTCAAGCATGTAATACGGATTAGGCGCTGGTTTTATATTTTTTTTATATTCAAAAATTTTAGAATAAATATGGTTAAGTAAATGATACCTTTCAAATTTTGATGAACTATCAATATTTTCTTCCATTAAATGAGCTACAGCGCATTCTGGACTACAAAAACAACCATATACATGATATGTATCTTTAATATAGTGCTTAGGTATATAAATAGGCGGATTATCAAAATCATATGTACACCAAAAGCAAGCAGATTTTTTATCACATATGTTATTTGTATGTAAATTATGTTCTAATGATTTAAGTTTTTTCCAAATATCTCTAATGTCATTATCTTTAGAATATCTATCATCATCATCACAATCGTCGTATTCCAAAACGTCATCTATTTTAATGTTATTATATTTATCGTTAACTTGACATGTTTCATTCATTATTACATCATAATTCAAAGAATTATTTAATTGAAAGTTATAACTCTGAATTTCAGAAGAAATTACATTATTATTATGTAAATCTTTTAAGTTACATTTAAGGTGTAATATTATGTTGGGTTTATCTATTTTATTGTTATTAATTGGTAAAGGTTGTTGAATTATTTTTCCGCCTTTAGGTTTACGCCCCCTTTTTTTAGTTGCGGGTTTATTTTCATCTGTAATAGTAATATTATCAATTGTTACATTTTCACAGGCGTTGGTAAATTCTGTACTTTTTAATAGATCATCTATATTATTTTTTATAATTTCATTCGTTTCATTCGTTTCATTCGTTTCATTCGTTTTATTTGTTTCCTGAATTGAAATGTTAATATTATTTTCAATGGGGGTTTTGGGTTTGCGTCCCCTTTTTTTTACTATTACATTATTATTTAAATTACTAACCATTATTTATAATTAATAAGTTGAATTTAATTTAAATTGTTTTAATAAATATTATAACTATTACACTTTTGGACATTTAAAATGACGATTTTTATGACATATAAAAAATAGACATTTTATTTATCATAAAAATATCAAGAGAAACATGAATAATTATAAAACCTTTATTCTGTAAATATTCTACAATAGGAACACTAACATCATTATAATTATTTTCAAATCCAATAACATCTATAAATACTTTATTGAAATTAATAGATTTAATTACTTCAAATTCAGCACCTTCAACATCAATTGATAAATAATTTATATGTTTTATA